GGGCACGTACATATGTACTCTTGACAATTATCATTCGGATGTTGATGCGATTGACTACTCAACAAGTGAACAACCTGCCGAACATAAGTCTCATAACCTTCTTGAACTTGATAATGGGCAGTTTTGTCTCTATCCAAATAACAGAATGAGGATTTATGACAATAGTATCACTCCTGAGACACCTAAGATTCCTGATTTTAAGGTATCAACCGTGTATTATCAGGTGGAAAACGGTCATGATCGTGATGGATTGGGGTCAGAAGAGAATTATTTTTGGAAAACTGCCAAAGAAAGGTCTGTTGATATGAATGTTGGAGCAGGAAATACGGCAATTGAGAATACTGAACCAGAATTAGGATAATTTTCTTAAAAAAACGGTATAAATAAATATAAAACTTGGTTCATGGCAATCAAAAGGGTATCAAGAGCGTTTAAAGACATTAGTTTATCGTTTTCACCCCATCCAGTCACTAAAGATTTACCAATTCTCAAGAATGAGAGTGCAATTCGTCGATCTGTGCGTAATATTGTCGAAACAATACCGTCTGAAAAGTTTTTTAACCCTGATTTTGGGTCAGATGTGTACCGAAGTCTCTTTGATTTTGTTGATTTTGGTACAGCAAACGAAATTCAGGAGCAAATTAAGACTTCAGTCGAAAATTTTGAACCAAGAGTTGATAATGTAAGGGTTGAAGTTGACCCATTTCCTGATTTAAATCAGTTTGAAGTCACTGTAATTTATGATATTGTCGGTCAAGAGTTCCCAACTCAAGAATATTCATTTATATTAGAGGCAACAAGGTAAATGCCTTTCTCAAATTTTACAAATCTTGATTTCGATCAGATAAAAACATCAATTAAGGACTATTTAAGAGCAAATTCTAATTTTTCGGACTTTGACTTTGATGGTTCAAACTTTTCTGTCTTAATTGACACACTTGCGTATAACACATATATTACTGCATTCAACTCAAACATGGTTGTAAACGAATCTTTCCTTGATTCTGCAACTTTGAGAGAGAATGTGGTTTCATTAGCATCAAACATTGGATATACACCAAGGTCTAGAACGGCAGCAAACGCACAAATATCGTTTGATGTTGCTATCAGTAATAGTGTGAGTTCAGTCACCTTACAACCTGGTATAGTATGCACAGGAGACGTTGATAATGAGACATATACTTTTGCAATTACAGAGCCAATAAGTGTAAATGTCGTTGATGGTGTTGCAAAGTTTGAAAATATTAATGTTTATCAAGGAACTTACCTAGAAAAAACATTTAAATATGATGGATCACTTGATCAAAGATTTATATTAGATAATGCATTTATAGATACTTCAAAAATTGTTGTTTATGTCAGACCAGATGGAAGTGAAGTAACTGGAACTGAATATACACTAATAGATGATATTGTTAATATTGATTCAAATTCAAAAATTTTCTTAATCAAAGAAATACAGGATGAAAGATATGAATTGAAATTTGGAGATGGATTTTTTGGTAAAAAATTAGGAAATGGTGCTAATCAGGATGGTGATGAAATTATTGTTAAATATATTACAACAGATGGTGAGGAAGGAAATGGTGCACAAGTTTTTACTTTCTCTGGAATATTAAAATCTGGAAATACAATCGTAAATTTTGAAACTCCATCAATTACAACGAATGTCAAAGCACAAAATGGAGGAAATATTGAATCTATTGACTCAATTAAGTATTTTTCACCGATAACATACTCATCTCAGAATCGAGCAGTTACATCAAGGGATTATGAGTCAATAATTAAGAAAATTTATCCAAATACAGAGTCTGTATCAGTAATCGGTGGTGAAGAACTAGATCCACCAGAATTTGGTACAGTTGTAATCAGCATAAAACCCAAAAATGGTGATTTATTATCAGATTTTTCAAAAAATCAAATTTTATCAAAATTGAAGCAATATACAATTTCAGGTATTAATCAAAAAATTGTAGATCTTAAAATATTATACATTGAACTTGATTCAAACGTGTATTATAACGATTCTTTTATATCATCAGCTGATTCTTTAAAAACAACTGTCATAGATTCTCTCACAAAGTATTCCCAATCGATTAATTTAAATCAATTTGGTGGAAGATTGAAATATAGTAAGTTGTTAAGTGTTATTGACAATAGTAATAAAGGAATTACATCAAATATAACTAAAATTAGAATGCGTCGTAATTTACAAATAGTATCAAACAAATTTTCACAATATGAATTGTGTTTTGGTAACAAATTTTACGTTGATCCTAATGGATTTAATATAAAATCAACTGGTTTTTCTATTTTTGGAAAATCAGGAACATTTTATCTATCAGATGTTCCAAATTCTGATCTTACAACAGGAGTTTTACGTATAATACAAATATTAGAAGATGGGTCAATAGGTAATATCACTTCAAATGCAGGATCAATCGATTATGAAAAAGGTGAAGTAAATGTATCCACAGTTAATTTTTTATCAACAGAAAAACCTAATAATATCATTGAAGTACAAGCATTTCCAAGATCAAATGATGTTGTCGGATTAAAAGATTTGTATGTTTCACTTAACATCTCAAATAGTTCAATAAATATGGTAAGAGATGTTATTTCATCAGGGGATGAAGTTTCTGGAGTTCAATTTACTAGAGATTTCTACTCATCAAGTTATCCAAACGGAAAAATAATTAGGACATGATACAAACAGGGATTGTAAGTAAAGTAAAAATACAAGATATATTATCGAATCAACTTCCCAATTTTATTCGGGATGAAAGTCCTCTTACTGTTGATTTTTTAAAACAATATTATATTTCACAAGAATATCAAGGTGGTCCTACTGATATTTCTGATAATTTAGATCAATATATTAACGTTACTAATTTAACACCAGAAGTTATAGTTGATACCTCTACTACAGTTGGTATTACTACTATTGGTGCTAAAATAATTAATGTTACTAGCACAAAAGGATTTCCAAATCAGTATGGTTTATTAAAGATTGATAATGAGATAATTACTTACACAGGGATTACCACAAATTCTTTCATTGATTGTAAACGTGGATTTAGTGGTATTACAAGTTATCATGCTGATTTAGAAAAGGATGATTTAGTATTTAATTCATCAACAGCAGAAAGTCACGTCGCATCATCTTCTGTTCAGAATTTAAGTTCATTATTTTTAAAAGAATTTTATAAAAAATTTAAAGCAACATTTTTACCAGGATTAGAGGAGACTGATTTTCAATCAAATTTAGACGTTGGAACATTTATAGGAGAAGCAAGGTCATTATATCAGACAAAAGGAACAGATGAGTCATTCCGAATATTATTTAATGTTTTATATGGTGTAACACCGTCTATTCTTAATTTAGAAGAGAGATTGATAAAACCTTCATTTGCAAATTATGTGCGAAGAAGAGTTTGTGTTGCCGAACTTTTAGAAGGAAATCCTCGAAAACTTCAAGGACAATCTTTACTTAAAGGATTGACTGGACAAACTTTGTTTAGAAGTGATCTTGATATTGATGTAAATGCATCAATATCTGAAATCGAACCTTTTGAAAGAACTGATTCTGGTTTGAGTGGAATCACAACTTACTATAAGATTGGTTTATTTATTGGATATGATGATAATTCAGATGTAAGAAGTGATTTTATAGTTGTTCCAAATACAAAATCAATTGAAAATGTCTCAGTTGGTGCAAGTTTAATTACTGTTGATTCAACGGTTGGTTTTGGAACTACAGGAACAATTATATCAGGTGTAAACACAATCACATACACTGATAAAACAGTAAATCAATTTTTAAATTGTACAGGTATTACGAGTGCAATTCAACCAATACAAAATATTCGATCAAATATCACTTATTTTGGATTTGAGGATGGTGATTTAAACAAAAAAGTAGTGTTAAGATTAACTGGAGTTATTTCTGAATTTGAACAAGAGGGAAATATTGATGTTAATGAAGGGGAAATAATTTCTATTAAACATATTGGTGATAAAGTTCAAAATCCTGAAAGTAATGCTACATATAAGGAAACTTTTTCAAATTCATGGATTTATAATACAAGTTCTTCATATTTTATTATTGACAAGCAGGGTACTACTTATACTCTAGGTAGTGTAATTGACCAATCAAGTTTAAAGGTTGGTGATACTGTTGAGATTGTTGAAAGAGATAGTAATAATATTATACCATCAAGTAATGAAATACTTGTTGATGCAATTAACAAAAATGAAAATTCTGTTACTTTAAGTGATGGTGATATTTCTGATTTTGTTACCGAAGAAGATAAACAAAAATTCAAGTTAAGAAAAAAATTAAATAAACCAAATAGTTCTGGTGCTGTAATAGAGTATGGTTCTAACTTAGTATCAGATATTCAAAATGTTTATGTTGATGATGAAAATGCGTATATTACATCAAACTCATTACCATCATTTTCAAATACATCTAACAAGTATTTCGATCAAATAAAAATAAACACAAAAAATATTTCAGCAAATTTCGCAGATGCTGATAATGTAATGTTAGAAGATTCAGTAGATGATGAAACGACTTTTTCAACAATAAAATTTGGATCTGCTGTTCCATTTAAAACTGGAGATAAAATATTTTACAGTTTTACCAATGGAAATTCACTTGTAGGTTTGGAGACTGGTGCTTACTATCTAAAAGTTTTTGGTGATAATCAAAAAATTAAATTATATGGATCTCCTTCAGGTTTAGATGATGGACAGAATATTAATATTTCAAGAGATCCAAATGATGGGATTCATAATTTTATTTTATTTTCACAGAGATCAAATAAAATTGGTGCTCAGAAGTTAGTAAAAAAATTCACTCTATCTCAAAATTTAGGGAATGGGGAAAATGAGATAACACCAGTAGGTGAAACAGGAATATTAATTAATGGAGTTGAAATTAAAAATTATAAATCAGATGATAAGATATATTTTGGACCATTAACTTCTGTTGATGTTTTAAATTCTGGTGAAGATTATGATGTAATAAATTTACCTAATATTACAATATCAACTGGAGTTGGCACAACTGCATTAGTGCAACCTGTTGTATCTGGTAAAGTTGAAGATGTTTTTGTAGATCCTCAAAATTTTGATGTTGATCGAATAGTATCAATTGGAATAACTGGAGGTAATGGATCTGGTTGCATATTAGAACCAATTATAGGTACAAGATTTAGAAAAGAATTCTTTAGAACAGAACCAATAACAAACGAAACTAGTAGTGGTATTAATACAACTAATGAAACTATCACATTTTTAGAAGAGCACAATTTTGTTGATGGGGATAAAGTAATTTATGATTCCAATTCTCGTGAATCTATAAAAATTGTAGGTGTTGCAACTAACAAATTAGTCAATAATTCAGCTTACTATGTTGGATTAGTTAACACAAAGACAATTAAATTATATGAAACATTTGAAGATTATTCATCTGGAATATCAACAATAAATTTAGGTGCTAATAGTGGATTAGGTGACCATATTTTTAAAATTGGATTAAAAAATTCTTTATTAGATATAAAGGTCATAGATGGTGGTCAAAATTACACTAATAGAAAGTTAATTGTCAAACCAACGGGTATATCCACAGCAAATAATACAATCAATTTTACAAATCATGGATTTAATGATGGTGATTTAATCGAATATACTGGAAATATTTCGGGATTGAACCAAAATAATAATTATTACGTTGTTAAAACCGATGATAATTCTTTTAGTTTAAGTAATGCTGGAGTTGGTGGAACAATAATATCAAACTATCAAAGAGAAGAGATAGTAACTTTAAATTCTGTAGGTTCAGGATCTCATATTTTTAAATTTCCAGATATTAAAGTAACTGTATCAATCGCAAATACAGTAGGAGTTGGAACCACAAGTTTAATTGCAACACCTAAAGTAAGAGGATCTATCAAACAACTATATCTTTATGAACCTGGTACTGGTTATGGTTCAACAACTGTTAATAATCATAAAAGACCAATAATAACTTTAAAAAATGGTAAAAATGCATCATTAACACCTATTATCAAAAATGGTGCAATTTCAGAAGTTACAATTCAATCAGGTGGAGGAGAATATTTTTCAGTTCCTGACCTTGAGGTTATAGATTCAACTGGTAAAGGTGTTGGAGGACTGTTAAGACCAGTAATATCAAACCAAAGAATAACTGATGTTATAATCATTAATTCTGGAATTGGATATTCAACTTCATCATCAATAAATGTTAAATCCGCAGGTAAAAATGCATTATTTAATTCTAGTGTAAGGTCACTCACCATAAACAAAGGCAATAGTGAAAATGGAACTAACGTTACTGAACATTTAGAGGAATCTGAAAATAAACTTAAGTATAGTTTTATTGGTTATTCAACAAGTCCGTTTAATGATGGTGGTGAAAAAGTATCTAAAATTATTGGATGGGCATATGATGGGAATCCAATATATGGACCTTTTGCTTATGATAATCCAGAAAATCCCCCCAGTAATGATATTGGTAGAAGAAGATTAGTATCAGGATATACACTTAACACTGCAAATATAGTTGATAGACCAAATTTTGTAGGTGGTTTCTTTGTGGAGGATTATATTTTTACAAATGCTGGAGATTTAGATGAACATAATGGTAGATTTGAAATTACCGAAGATTTTCCAAATGGTGTTTATACATATCATGCCACAGTGGATGAAGATAATAATCCAACATTCCCATATTTTATAGGAAACACTTATAGATCTAAAAAAGAAAATTTTAACTTTGAAAATAATTTACAAACAAATTTTGATTTTGTTGGTAACAACTTACTAAGAAATACATTTCCTTATAAAGTTGCAGACAATTTTGCAAATAACGATTTTATTGTTGAGACTAATGAAATTGAAGATCAAAAAATTGAAATAACGTCAGTTTCATCTGGATCAGTTACTGGATTTGAAATTTTAAGTAGTGGTTCTGATTATAAAGTGGATGAATTGTTAAGTTTCGATTTAGATAATTCTGATGATTTAATTGCATCAATATCAAAAGTAAAAGGACAAACAATAACAAATTTAACTTCTGAGATTGAAAAAACAGAAGATTCAGTATTATTATGGTCTGATGGTAAGATAAAAGTGGTTACACCAACTAGTCATACCTTTAATACTAATGATGTAATTAATATATCAGGTTTGACAACTGATTTGTCATCATTAAACGGTAGTTATAAGATTGGAATTACTACATCTGCATCAAAAACAATATCTACAATTTCATCTTCACCTGTTGCAGGATTTACAACAGAAATATTTGTTTCAAGTATACCATCATCTATTTCTGTAGGAAGTAGTATTGGCATAGGAACTGAGACTCTGAAAATATTGAATATTTACGATAATTTAAATATTTTAACTGTTCAAAGAGGTACACTCGCTTATGGCACGGTTCACAATCGGGGAACTCAAGTAAATTATTTACCTGATTCATTTACATTCAATAAAAATATATCTTTCTTTGATTCTATAGTTAACAAAAAAGTATTTTTCAATCCAGATCAAACAGTTGGTTTAGGAACTGATGATGGAACTGAAAACACGTTATCATTCTCTTTTGCTGGTAGTGATGTAACAAGAAATGTACCAACAAAACAAATATATCTTGAGAATCATCCATTTAAAACAAATGAAAAAGTAATATTTACAATACCTGATGGATCTCCCGTAATTGCAATATCAACTGATACAGATACTCCTACATTTAACCTTTCAACTGGTGATTCTTTATATATTGTAAATAAAACAATTAATACAGTAGGTATAAAAACAGGTATTGGTAATAATTTTAATGAAGTATATTTTAGAAATATTAACAGTGCTGATAGTGATCTATATTCATTTGAAACTGATTTGAATCAAGTTAAAACCACTGTCAGTAGAATAAAAACAACAGTAACCACATCATCATCACATGATTTGGAAAATAATGATTCAATCGACTTATTAGTCAAACCTAAATTATCGGTTGGTATAGGAACTTCATCTCATGTAAGAATTTTAAGAGATACTCAGACAGGTAATTTATTAATCAATCCAATTTCATTCAGTAATGTTGGAATATCAACATTAACAAATAAAATTACCATAGTTAATCATGGATTAAAAACAGGTGAAAAAGTTAAATATAATTCAAATTTACTTCCAGAAGGATTAGAAAATCAAAATTATTTTGTATATAAAGTTGATGATGATAATATTAAATTATCAAAAACATTTAAAGATTCAAAAAAACTAATACCAAACATAGTCGGTTTAGGATCTACAGGTGGAACGTCACAATCTCTATCCTTAATTAATCCACAATTAATTTCTATAAAGAATAATAACTTAAGATTTGATTTATTTGATTCTTCAGTTTCTGATTATAGTTTGAAATTTTACTATGATCAAAATTATAAGAATGAATTTACATCGTCTGGAATTTCTACTACTTTTAACATAGTTTCTGTTGCGAATACCACTGGTTCAATAACAACAACAACGATTGGATTTGGAACTGCTTTACCAGAAAAATTATATTATAATCTTGAAAAATCTGGATCAATTAGCACAACTGACACTGAAGTTCAAAATTATTCAGAAATAATATTTGTAGACAGTGATTATAATGGAACATATAATATTAATAAAATTAATGATACATCTTTTAGTTTGTTTTTAGGTAATAGACCTGAAAAATTATCTTATAATAATGTTGAGGCAACCACAACATATAAAACAAATTCAAAAACAGCAAAGGGTGGTATTGAAGCAATAAAAATAATATCAAGTGGATCTAATTACAAAAAAATACCTGATTTCGTTGGTGTTTCAGGAACTTCTATTGGTAAAGGTGCTGCTATTATTCCTACATCAAATTCAATAGGAATTGTTGAATCTGTGAGAGTTATTAATGAAGGGTTTGAATATTCTTCTGATAAAACTTTAGAACCAGAAAGTTTAATAGCTTCAACCGTAGAAATTAAAAATTCAAATACTTTAGGTATTGTTAGTGTTACTAATGGTGGATCTGATTATATAAATTCACCAGATATTGTAATTATTGATTCTGATTCTGGAGCAAAAATTGAAAGTGGTTTCATAGAACCAATAATGCTTGAAAATAGTATTTTATCTGTTAATATTAAAGAACTTCCTAAAGGTCTGCCAATAAATCCTGTAACTCTAAGAACCATTAATAATACAAATGGAATCACAATACTTGAGGTTAAATCTAATGCAGGATCCTCTTATACATGTAAATTATCAACTCCAGATGGATTATTTTCATCAAACCCATTTGCAGCTAATGATAGAGTTTTTATAGAAGGTATAGAAAAAATTTCTGGAATAGGTTCGGGATTTAATTCCAAAGATTATGGGTTTAATTTATTAAAAGTAACAAAATTTGATGGAAATGTTGCTGGATTTGCAGAGATAACAATTGACGTATCTGAGTTTGGAGCAAGTAACACAGGTATTGCAAAAACAATCGTAACAACATTTGCGAATGCTATAAATGAAGCAGATTATCCTAAATTCTTTGTAACACAAAATCAATCTTTATTTGATGTAAATGAACCACTAATAATTGGTAACAGAACTTTAAATTTAAAAATTTTAAAAACATCTAATAGTAAGTTAAAAGTATTTGGAACTGATACCTTAAATAAAGGTGATGTTATAACAGGAAAAAATTCTGGTAGTCAAGCAACAGTTTCTAAAGTTATAAAAAATAAGGGTAGATTAAAGACAGATTTCTCTATTTCAAAGAATATAGGATGGAATGATAATATTGGAAAATTAAGTGAAGATTTTCAAGTTATACCTGATAATGATTATTATCAGAATATGTCTTACTCTATTCAAAGTCCTATAGAATGGAGAAATTTAGCAACACCTGTTAATAATTTACTACATTCGAGTGGAACTAAAAATTTTGCTGATACTGGAATAACATCTACGACTAACATATCAATAGGTTCTTCAGATATAGTCTCAGTTATTGTAGACTTATTTGATGAGAGAAGAGTGGACGAATTAAGAAATATTGATACAGTAAGGGATGATGATGTGACTGATGATAATGTAACTAGAAAAATTGTTTTTGATAATATTCGATTGTCAAATTATATTAGTTGTGATACAAATGATGTTCTTGTAATTGATAATATAAATCAAGAATTTTCTAATTTAGAAGGAGATCCTGACGATTTTCTAACTTTATTGGAATTTAATCCCAATCAAAATGAATTGTTCAATAATATTCTAATTCGCACTGAAAGTAACTCCACTCAAGTTAATCGAATACAATTTTCGGATTTCTTAGTATTAAGTAATGGTGATACTAATATTCTTCTTGAAAAAGGTAGATTGATAAATTCAGGTATTGGACTTACAAATTCAGAACAAAATAACTTTGCTGATTTTAAATTATTTAAAGATAGTAATACTGAAATTGAATCATTTAGATTTTCACCATCTTCAGATCAAAATTTAGATATTGATTATGATTTAAAATTATTCTCATCTAATTTTACTAGTTCTGCTATCGGTGTTGGAACAACATCAATAGGCACAATTGATTTAACATCCGTTATAAAAACTTGCCAAGTAGGTGCAACTGAAAATATAATTTCGGTCCCTACAAATAAATTTGAATCATTACATGCTTTAGTAAATGTGATTAACACTAATACTAATGAGATGAATTTAGTAGAAACCTTTGTCACTCACAGTGGTAATGATTCATTTATTGCACAATCATTTATAGACACTGAAACAAATCAATTATCTACTAATCAAATAGGAATTATCACTTCCACAATATCTAATAATAACTTAAATTTAACTTTTGAAAATAATTTAACAGGTTCTAATAATGTTAAATTTAAAGCAAAAGTGATTGGTATCGGCACGACTGGAGTTGCCAATGGGACTTACAGATTCAAGGAAAATGATCAATTAGATGGATCTGAAAGAACAACTTTATATTCAGGACTATCATCAACAAATACGGGCATTTCAACAATCATTAGTTTGAATTCACAATTATTTAATTCAATAAAATCAGTAGTTGAAGTTAGTATAGGGTCATCAAAGGCTCTGCATGAAGTTCTAGCTATACATGATGGAACAGATGCATATGTTCAACAATCTGGTTCATTATCAATTACTAAAGATTTTAATTCAGAATATGATCCTTCATTAGGATTAGGAACATTTAGTGCTTCTTATACATCAAATATTTTTGAACTAAAATTTCATCCAGATAATACAACTGGCATATCCACTGTTATTTCATTAAATCATTGTTTTTATAATCAATTAGATAAAGTTAATACACCTTTAGATTTATTATATGGAGGTATAAGAGAAAGTAACGAAGTAAAAGAGTATAATGCTTTAGAGGGTACTAGAGTTGAAAAAACAGAGTTTAATTTAAATGTTAATGATATACCAATTTTTGCAAAATCATTCAATCCTTCAAATGCCTCTGTTTTAAATTTATCAACTGGTAAGTTTACAATATCCAATCATTTCTTTAGAGAAAATGAAGAGTTAACATATCTTCCTAAATCAACATTTGTTGGAGTTGGTTCAACTGCAATGCAGTACAAAAATGGATCCATTATTGATATTCTTCCATCAACAGTATTTGCAAATACTGTGACTAATGATTCATTTTTCATATCAACTACAAGATCAGGAACAGCTGTGACATTTGTGAGTGTGGGGGAAGGAAATGCTCATAAGTTTGAAATGAAAAAAAGTAATGAAAAATCTATTATTTCAATTGATGATGTTGTGCAATCACCTTTAATTAATACTAATATGAGTCATTTATTGGAGAATAATGTTGGATCTCAAGTTGGACTTAATACTAGCATTATCAATTTAAGTGGAATCTCAACTATTTCAGTGGGTGATATTTTAAAGATAAACAATGAATTTATACAAGTTGTAAATGTAGGTATTGCAACAACAAATGGAAGTCCTGTTGGAACATCGGGAACTTTTAATGTGGTTGAAGTTGAAAGAGGGTTTGTGGGTACTTCTAATTCAATTCATGCTGATGGAAATACAGTTCAAAGATTTACTGGAACTTATAATATAGTTGAAAGTAAATTGTTCTTGAGTGATCCACCAAGGGGTAATTCTAGTAGAGTTAAGGATGATGGTAATTTAGATTTTCCAAGATCAACCTTTAATGGAAGAGTATACTTAAGAAATAATTATGATAGTAATTTAATATATGATGATATTTCAGATAGTTTTACTGGAATAAAATCAACATTTACCTTAAAAGTTGGGGGAGCTAATACAATTGGAATTGGATCAACTGGTGGAAGTGGTATTTTATTCATAAATGGTATTTTCCAATCACCATCAACACAATTCAACCCAAATAAGAATTTCAAGATAATTGAGAGTGGTTCTGGTGCGACAGGAGTTACAAGTGTTGTATTTTCAGGAATAACATCATCTAATGGATCTCAGTTTATATCAAATGATAATGTTAACTTTAATGAATTGCCAAGAGGTGGTATTCCTATATCATTTGGATCAACTGTTACAGGATTGGGTTATGCTCCATTAGTTGGTGCAAAAGTGAAAGTACTTACTGGTGCTGGTGGAACAATAACAAACGTTGTTGGAGTGGCATATAGTGGATCTGCATTAGGAATTCAAACTGCTACTTATGATGAAGTGACAGGTATAATGACAGTTAAAACTGTTAATGAACATAAATTTAAAAATTCAAATGAGGTAGTATTATTTGGAGGTTTAGAATTTGCTTGTGCTGCTCCTCATGCTGGAGTTACAACAACTATCTTCCCTGATGGCACAATAGGAGATAAATTCCCTGTTGTATCAATAGCAGCAACAAATGTATTTGGTGTTAACATTGGTGTTAGCACAATACCTCATGCTTATGTTGGATCAGGTAATGCTTATCCATATTTTAGTAATTTAACATTTGGATCTGGATATAATGGATTAGTATCAATAGGAGTGACTGTTGAAGATTTTGGATATGAACATCGTTTTGTGTCTGCTGATGCGAATGGCATTGATAAAAATACTGGTGGTGATATTACTGCAACTGATGCCGAATATAACCCCACAACAGGTGTTTTAGTTATTACCTCTCCAAATCATGGTATGAGTGATAATGATTTAGTTGGAATTAAAACTGGTTCAATTAGATTCACATGTGCAAGGGATAATTTTAAAACAGTTCATTCATATCCAAGATCAACTGATCCAGTAGCTGGTATCAATACAGTGGTCGATGTATTAACTCCTGATGTATTCAGTGTGGATGTTGGTGTCAATGTTGGAAGTGGTGCACAAATAACTGCGACTGCAGGTGTTGGAGGAACTGCAATATTTACGGTTGGTGCTGCAGGAACAAATTATAAAGATCCTGAAGTATTTGTATCTGAACCATCATATTCAAATTTATCAGTGACTGGTGTTTCAAGATTAGGTATTGGTGCCACAACAGACACAGGAACTGGTTTGAGAGTTAATGCGATAGTAAGTGCAAGTTCAACCACTGGAATAGGTTCAACAATGTTTGAGATTTCAAGATATGAAATTGTAAATTCTGGTTATGGATTTAAAGAGGGTGATGTTGTTGAAGCTGTTGGTTTGGTCACTGCAAAGGGCATGGGATCTCTTCAAACTAGATCAACTCTAAGTATCGATCAAGTTTACAAGGATCGATTTGCAATGTGGCAATTTGGTGAATTTGATTATATCGACTCTATTAAATCACTTCAAAACGGAACGAGAACTAGATTCCCACTTAATTTTAATAATGAATTGATTAGTGTAGAGGCAAGTAATAAACTATCTGAAAGTGTGGATATTGAGAATATATTCTTAGTTACTATAAATGGTGTTATTCAAGAACCAACTAAAGCATATACTATAAATGGTGGAACATCTATAAACTTTAGTGTAGCACCAACTGGTGATTCTGAAGTAGGTAAAAATGATGGTGACGATATTAGTATTCTATTTTATAGAGGAACATCTGGAGAAGATTCATTAATTGTTGAAGGAGATGATTCAAATATAAAAACAGGTGATGGAGTAAGAATTGAATCTGGTAATCAAATACCAGCACAAGATACTAGAACCATAACAGGAATTACTACATCGACTGTTTTAGATACAACTGTATATCGAAATCAAGGCATTAGTGATACAATTTCAAGACCTTTAACACTTATCAAACAAAAAAATGATATTACGGTTAATAAAGTTGTGGTTTCGAAAAAAAGATCTGAGTTAGAACCAAGAATAATACCAATTGCAAAGATAATTGATGATATTTCTACTACAGATACGGTGTTGTTTACAGATAATGCAGATTTATTTAATTATGAAGATGAAGGAACGGTATTGATAAATTCATCAATTATTAATTTAAGTAATCTAAATTCTGTGAATGCAAAAGCAACTGCATCCATTTCATCAGGAAAAGTAACTGGAATAACTACCGTAACAAATGGATCTGGTTATGCATCTGCTCCAACCGTAAAAATATCTGCACCACCAGAAATTGGAGTTGGAATAGGAACCACTGCAACTGCAACTGCCACAGTATCAAATGGTCAAATAAATTCAATAACAATAACTAATACTGGTTTAGGATATACTATAGCACCTAAAGTTTTGATCAGCAGTCCAATACAATCAAATACCTTTGAAAACTTAACAACTTCAGGATTAACTATTTTAGAAAGCACTGGTTTGATTACAGGAATTGGAACAACAACATTATTAAATAAATTAGGATTAGAATTTTCAGTCAAAAAAGATAGTACTGCAAACTTTAATGCAATAAATGTTGGTGATCCAATTTATATTTTTGACACTACAATCGGATCAGGACTTATATCTATTAGTGATAGTGGTACAGATACTGATACTGTGGGTATTGGTACAACATTTGTAGATAATGTATATACCGTTGCATCATTTACAAGTAGTGCTAATACTGGAGTTGTTACTTGCCTAATAAAATCTAACACACCCATCACTGGATTGAGTGCTGTTGGATTTGCGACAGCACCAGTTGGAAACTATTCCATAGCAAAAATAAGTGGATTTGCAAGATCATCATCACCTGTATCAATCGGAGTTACGGGATTAACTATTGATGCTGGATTATCAACATTCCCAACACTTAAAAGGACTGGTGGTAACGATACATTCAATAAAACTGGTGGATTATTGACACCTTCTTAAATAATGTTAAATATTATGTATAAATATCTAAAAAACTATTAATATGCCAGCGGTAGTAACAGATCAATTTAGAATAGCAAACGCAGGTAATTTTGTAGATTCTGTTTTAGACTCTAATAATTCTTACTATGTATTTTTAGGATTGCCTAATCCAGCAGTAGCTGGTTTTGGTAGAACAACATCTTGGCCATCCGATCCAATTGATAATCAGCAATATCTAACACACTACAGAGACACTTCACTATTCGGGAAAAAAATAAATTCTTCAAATATAAGAAGAGTAGTAAAAAAACATAGTTGGGCAGCTAACACCAAGTATGATATATATCGTCATGATTACAATGAACAAACAAATAAAGCACCAAACTCACAAACTGGAAGTTTATATAAAACAAACTACTATGTTATAACTTCTGAATTTAAAGTTTATATTTGTTTGAGTAATGGTAGCACTGGTGACTCTCCTAAAGGTGTAGATTCATTAGATGAACCCACTTTCACAGATTTAGAACCATCTACAGCTGGTACGCAAGATCCCTATGTGTGGAAATATCTGTTCACAATTCCACCAAGTGATGTTATAAAGTTCGATTCAATCGAGTATATTGTTTTACCAAATGATTGGTCAACAACCACTGACTCACAAATTCAATCAGTTAGAGAGGCAGGAGATTCTGATATTAATAAAAATCAGATAAGGAAAGTATATATTGAAAATGCTGGAACTGGTTATACAGATACAACAGGTGAAATTTGTAATATTCTTGGTGATGGAACTGGGGCAAAGGCACTTGTAACTGTTACTAGTGGTAAAATTACTGATGTGATTGTTACATCTGGTGGTTCTGGGTATACATTTGGTATGGTAGATCTAACAAATCTTGGTACACCGTCAACTCGTGCAAAGTTGATACCGATAATTCCACCTTCTAAAGGACATGGATTTGATATTTACACTGAGTTAGGTGCCGATAAAGTTTTAGTTTATTCACGTTTTGATGATTCAACAAAGGATTTTCCAACAGATACTCATTTTGGTCAAGTGGGAATAATTAAAAATCCAAATGACTTTACAAATTCAGGCATATTAACGGCTTCTCAATTTTCATCTTTATCCTCTATCAAATTAAGTACTGCAATTCCTTCAACCACAGATTTTAATGCTTTAATTGGTGTTGGAATCACACAATCTGTAAGTGGAGGTACTGCAAAGGGTGTTGTGGCATCATATGATAAAGATACTAAAGTTTTGAAATATATTCAAGATAGAGGTTCATATTTAAATCCAACTTCCTTTGATAACACTGATTTTGCAAATGTCACTACAAGATCAAAAGTTTTGTCTTTTGAAAGTACAGATACATCTGGTGACATATTTGGTCAAGGTGGAGCAGTTTCTTTTTCATCTGGTATTGAAGATTTTACTGGAATTACAACCACAATTGGTAATAGACAAATAAATTTGGGAGTTAACTTTACAAAGGGTCTAGCCAATCCAGAAATAAATAAAAAGACTGGTGATGTCATCTACATTGACAATAGAAAAAAGGTCGAGAGGGACATCAGGCAAAAAGAAGACGTTAAAATCATCCTAGAATTCTAAGAAAATGTCACAAAAAATTAATTTAAATGCAAGTCCATACTATGATGATTTTGATAGTCAGAAAAATTTTCATAGGGTTCTTTATAAACCTGGTTTTCCAGTACAAGCAAGGGAATTAACACAACAGCAATCAGTATTACAGAATCAAATTGAAAAATTTGGTGATCATATATTCAAAGAAGGTTCAGTTGTAATACCAGGAGGAATAGGATATGACACTCAATATAACGCAGTAAAATTAAATAGCACTAATTTTAATATTGATATATCAGTATATATTGATAATTTTATTGGAAAGAGAATAGTTGGATCAGAATCAGGAATAGAAGCAGTTGTAAAGTTTGTTTCTCTTCCAGATGGTGGTGATGTAGAAAATACAACTTTATATGTAACTTACTTAAGTGCCGATAACAATTCACAATATACTACTTTTGTGGATGGAGAAACATTAAGTGCAACTGAATCTGTGGTATATGGTAATACTACAATTAATGCTAATACTCCATTTGCATCACTAGTTTCTGAAGATGCAACTGCCATTGGATCTGCTGCATTTATTTCTGAAGGAGTATATTATGTAAGAGGATTTTTTGTTAATGTTTCTGATCAAACAATTATATTAGATCATTATTCAAATAATCCAAAATATAGAGTTGGATTGCAGATTAATGAATTAATTGTTGATGCAAAAGAGGATAATTCACTATTTGACAATGCGAAAGGATTTACTAATTTTGCAGCACCAGGTGCTGATAGACTTAGTATAGAATTAAAATTAACTAAAAAACTATTAACCGATAAAAATGATACTGATTTTATTGAATTATTAAGACTTGATGATGGTATATTAAAGGTAATACAACCAAAGAGTGAGTATAACAAAATTCGTGATTGGATTGCAGAAAGAACTTATGAAGAGTCTGGTGATTATAGTGTAAAACCATTTAAAATGAATGTATTCAATTCATTGAATGATAATTTGGGTAACGGGGGATTATTTTTTGAAGATGATATCACAGATCAAGAAAACACACCATCAGATGATTTAATGTGTTTAAAAATATCTTCAGGAGAAGCATATGTAAGAGGATATGATGTTGAAAAAGCAGGAACAACAATTATAGATGCTGATAAACCAAGAGATGTTGGAATTAGAAGTGATGTAGGTGTTGGTTTTGAGATGGGAAATATTTTAAAGTTGAATAATGTCACACAAGGTATTGCAGTTCAAGGAAGTGTAGTAAAATTATTTGATAACTTTAACTCTACTGGAACTAATATTGGTAGTGCACGAGTTTATGCGTTTAATTTAGAAGATGCTGCTTATGAGGATGCATCTACAAGATGGGAACTAAGATTGTTTGATGCTCAGACAAATACAGATTTAATTTTAAATCAAGCAGTAAGTAATACTCAATTACCAAAAGGTTCATTTGTAAAGGGAAAAAGTAGTGGAGCAAGTGGATTTGCCGTTGATGCTGGTAGTGGTTTAGGAATTAAATTAAATGAAACTTCAGGATCATTTAATGTTGGTGAACAGATACAAATAAATGGAGTTGATTTTCCAAGAACAATTGGAATTGCAACTGCATATACAGCACAAGATATCAAATCTGTAAATGACGGTGCCAAATTAAAGGCAGATGCCGTATTAGAGAGATTCAGACTGCCGAATAACATAGTTAATGTAGTTATTGATGGTGCCACTGTTACCGCACCAGGTAAAGTATTTACAGGCATGAAGGTTGGATCTGTTGTTAGATATGCAAAACCAGGATTTAGCACAGAAACTTATAATAAAGTTGCATCTGTTGGTGCTGGTGGAACTAATTTAACACTTCAGGCAATAACTACAGGAGTTCCTGGTGTATATGAAGGTGCTCTTGCTGCTGGACAAATAGCAGTTCCAATGTTTATTGGTGCACCGTTTATAGAGGGAACAGGATCTTTATTCGTGCCTTTACCAAACAGTGATATAGCAGATATTAATTTATCAGATTCTACATTAAAAATCACAAAACAAGTTTCTAAAGTTGCAGCTGGTAATTCAGTAACAATTGCAGATAGTGATATTACAGATGTGTCTGATGTAATATTTGAAACTTTTGATCAAGAAAAATATTCATTGTTTACCACATCTGATGGTGCTCCTCTCACAATTACAAACGACACATTCGAATATGGAAGTAATAAAATTTCTGTCTTTGATGTAGCTGGTAATAATAATAAGACATTAAATGTAACTCTTAACAAAACAAAAATTAGATCAAAATTAAAAACTTATAATCGAAGTCAAAAGATTAATATAACCAGATCAAAAAATGCACAATCAGGTAGTGTTGCAGCAGGAAATGGTGGTTCAATTGCAGATGGACTTACTTTTGATGCCAGATATGGATTAAGAGTTCAAGATGAGGAAATATCTTTAAATTATCCAGATGTTGTTAAAGTTTTAGCAGTTTATGAATCTACAAACACATCTGCACCAGTATTAGATAAATTGACTTTTACAAGCACTGTTGCTGTACATGATAATGCAATTATTGGTGAAAACATAATCAGTAAAGAGAACAATACTATCGCAAGAGTTGTATCTTCTCCTACCAATAATGTATTAGAAGTAGTATACTTAACGTCTGGAAAATTTCAAACAGGTGAATTTGTTGAATTTAAAGAGTCAAACATAAAAACAAACATAGAATCAATTACAATTGGAAAATATAAAAATGTAACGAATTCATTTACTTTAGATAAAGGACAAAAAGACCAGTATTATGATTATTCAAGACTTGTTCGTAATCGAAATGTTTCTGAACCAAGTGCTCAATTATTAGTAGTATTTGACTATTATTCTGTTGCTTCTGATGATGGTGATGTTTTCACAGTGTTAAGTTATGATGAAGAAAGATTCTCAAAAGACATACCTAATATTGGATTTTTTA